CCTCTACTGCGCCCAATCTAGGTGCTAATGATAAATATAATGAATCTAAGATTGATCTAGTAATTGCTGTTTTTTGCTCTTGTATATCCATTGCTCTATCTGCCAAGGATTGACCAAAAAACTTATGCGGTAAGGGATAAGGGCAAATACTATGAAAAGGAACATAATCGGTTGCATCATTTTCCAGCACAGTGTGCGCTGCATAAACAACTCTTCTTAGTTCTGCCTCGTCATCGTCATCGTAATCAATATATAAATAGCATTCATAAATTTCAATCTCTTGCATCGCCCGATCAAGTGATTCCATTTCATGCGGCTGCTCTCCTTCGCTATACCTAGCCACTCTTTCTGGCGTGTAACTCAACTCATCATACGCTGGCAAACCATTTACAACTTCTGCATCAAAACCCATCGCTATCAAATCAGAGCGCGTTAATAGTTTGCGATGAGCAACAAAAGGACTATCCTCGATTGTTTTACCCATTTTGCTTATTAAAAACTCTTCTGGAGGTAAGCTGTCAATTTTTATAGCACCAACGCTATCTTTTTTGCGTACTTTGATGTTATGTTTTACTAACGGCGGAAACGGCATACCATCAGGGCCAACGCCCTCAACAACTATTTCCTCCTTTTCTTGCTCAACAATTTCTCTAGTATCATCTTGTAGCAGTAAAGCTAACTCTCTTTCTGTGAGGGCTGTGTACTCTTCTTCTTTCGTGGTTGTCTTTTCCTCGTAGTAGACTTTGAAGATTCCGACTTTTTGGAGGAGGGCGGTTTTGAAGGTTTCGTGTAAAACAGAAAATCCACTATTTTGCGCATTAAATACCCAATTACAGTAGTGAGTCGCTTGTTCTGCGGTTTTTTCTCCATTTGCATTCTTTGCCTCAAATTTAACTACATTATCACTTGCTGTAAAAATCCTCATCAAATGAGGTAAAGCACCATCAACTACCTCTGCTACCTCGCCAGTAACAATACTGCTTCTACCTTCAATCTCCGTTCCATAAGGTTTGCGGAGATAGGCTTCCAACGCTTTGCGCCTCTGCGTTGTCGTTTCGCTCTCGATGTAGCCGATGGCCGCGTTTATTTCTTGCTCGAGAATAACCTTGAGTTTGTGATCGTCCATTAATCTTTTCTTCCAACGTAATTATTCGTGCTTCAAGTTCTTTGAGTTTCTGCTGCGGATCAATTCCTTGTTTATATAAAATCATACAACCCACCGTGTGTCTTGTTGAGGTAAACTACTCCATCTCTCATTAGACATCATATCCACAGCCATAGCAAGGTAGCGCAACGAATCACTAGCATGGCTATGCTCATCGTGCAAAGGATTTGAAGGCTCACCAGCACTATTTATGGCTCTACGATACCTTTTTAAATGATTTAGTAACGGCTGGGTACTATTTTTATCAAACCATATTCTAGGAAAAGTCATTCTAGTCTTAATAATGCCTTGTTCAACATCTCCTCTGCCCAAAATATAAGTAGAGCGACCCATACTATGCAACATTTCTTCCGTGCTTTTACCGTACTTAAAATCCTTATGAGCGGCATCATGAGGAAGATAATCTGTACCCCAATGCCAATCTCTTGATTCAATCTCTTTAACGTAACTCTCTAAGGTTCTATGCGAATCCTCAATAAAATCAATAATTCTAATTTCTGAAGCTGCTACCTGACAAAAGATAATTGCCATTGCATCATTCCACCCAAGATCCCAAACAGTATGAACTAATAGCTGCGGGTCGTATGGGATATTGCGAACTCTACCCTCACTCATCACATCTTGAATTTCTTGCGTATAAATTGCGCCTTGGATAGCCGGTCTGCACTTTCCTTCCCATACCGTTTTATATCCAACAGGATCTCGACTTTGCCACTGTAACCTTTCTTTTTCTAACTCTTCTGGGAAAAAAGGATTGTCATTATAATTCATTTCTACCACCCAGCAATCATCTGGAGGATCGACTACAAACCTAGTAAATGTTTCGTCTGTTTCTAGCTCTGGATTAAATGTTACCCAAACTTCCGATTTTTCTTTTCTAATAGTTGGAATTAAAATATCCCAAGATCTACGAGTAACAACTTGAGCCTCTTCCACCCAGCAAATGTCAGTTCCTTCGTATGATTTTAAATTAGCTACTCCCTGCTGCCTAATCCCAATGAAAGTTATTTCTGAACCATTTTTTCCTAAAATCTTCTGCTCTTGAACATCAAAACTATAACTTAATTTCATTAAATTAATTTGATCTTTCAATAATCTATGCACCGATTCTTGAATTGACTTTTGTGTTTCGCGCGCGCATAAAACTCTTGTTCGTTCCTTATAGCAACGCAGTATAATAGCCCTAGCCACTGACCAAGATTTACCACTGCCGCGACCTCCGTGTAAAACTTTTATTCGTTTTGGTTTAAATAGTGGTAATAACTTTTTGGGAATTTGAACCTCAGATGCCAACAACTTTAATGCTCACCGGTTGCCCCTCTAAACCACTAATCTCATTTATATTAGTTTCTTTCCAACCTGCTCTTGTCTTTAACCAAAAGATAGCTGCTGCGGTATTACCTTGTTTTGCTTGATCAAATAAACCTTTGGCTACTTGAGCATTCGCATCTATTCTTCCATCAGCTAATTCTTTTTTATAATACTTTACTAAAGTATCTGCTGATATTTCTAATTTACTTGCTATATCCTCATGAGTAATGCCAACTGCTGCCAATGTTCTTACCATTGTTTGTTTTTCAGTTGATGGTTGATGAGGTGGTCTGCCTACGCTCACACTTGTCATCTTTTATAACTCCGATTTATTATAGAATGTTCCCTAGTATTATTTACATAAGGAATTAATTTTTTAACGTGTAAATGTTCTATTTGCATTTAAACAATAGTTTTTGAGGGTTTGTAACATATTTTAAAGGTGGTTGCTTTTTATCGATCCTATCTGCCATAACTAGAGGACATTCATTCCTGCTACTAAAATTCCTCGCCACATTAGCACTATCAGCACTAGCTAAAGGATATCTCCTGTCTGTTTGACCCAACATTCTCATTCCGTGAATCCAAGGTAAATATTTTCTATGTTTTAAAATTGTCTCATAGATTTGATCCATGCGTCTAATCCAAGATTCTGTTCCTATTTTCCAATAAATCTCTGAACTCCCTAAACATATTTTAGGATAATTATCTACCAAATATAATAAATAATCTAAATTCAGATGTAAATGAAAAACTGGAGCAGACAATTCTTTAGGGAAATGCCAATCAGAAAGCATTGTTTTTTGATCTTCAACGCTACCTCCAATCATATCTGGTATTACTGCCCAATGAGGGTGTGTTAAGTATTTATCTACCCATGCAAAATATTTTTTTTTATTAAATTTTTTGTTTTTTGTAAAAGCAGAAAAAGCTCCGTTGTCCATCATGACACTTTGACCAATTTTAACAACGACTTCAATATCATAAGGGTGTGCAAAACTAACACAAAAATTCTTGCCTTCCAGTTTAAATAAATGCTTTCTTGGGGTAACTGGAGTGCCGTGGTAGTGAATCATTGCAAACCTAAAAATTTATGAGTTTGAGTGGATAGTTGCCACATAGGATTATCTAAGCAATAATTTATGCACAGTTGTTCATTAACTTTTAAATCTTCATTATCTTTTGGTTGCAAATAAAAATGTTTGAAATTTAATTTTTCAAATAATTTAGGATTTATTTTTTGTGGATAAACTAATTTAAGTTCATCTCCAATTTTTTGCTTTAAATCTTCTTTTTTTGGACTAACACAAATCCAGTCAATATTAGATGGACAATCTAATGTTCCATTTGTTTCTATAGCAACTTCAAAGTTAAAGCTATGAAATTCTTCTACCAACTCTTCTGTAACCTGTAACATAGGTTCACCACCAGTTAACACTACAAATTTTTTTATTTTTGATTTATTAGTAGCTGCAAAAATTGTATTACACTTTAATACAAGTTGATATTTATTATATTTTTCACCACCTACAAAATCTGTATCACAAAAATTACATTCTGCATTTTTTCGATCTTCTTCTTTGCCATTCCATAAATTGCAACCAGCAAATCTGCAAAAAACTGCTGCTCTTCCCGAATGAAAACCTTCGCCTTGTAATGTGTAAAATATTTCTTTAACTACAAACATGCGTTAAACCGACACCCATGCTTTTACGAGAAATATCTATCTGCGCCAAATCTGTGTAATTTAATTTATTTACAAATTCATTCTCGACATATTCTGCAATACCTTCCATTGTTCCACATTTAACCCTCAAATTTAAATGTTGATGGTCTAAAGTTTTGCAAACATCTTGCAAATCTTTTTGAAGCTTTTCAATCGGAAAAGGGTTTACAGTATAACTTTTAACGTAAACTTTAATCCAATAGCTATGCCCATGTATCATTGTTTGATTGGTAACATTACAATCAACAACATGAGATACTTCAATAGTGTTTTCTGCAAAAATTAAAATTTAAATACCTTCATTTATAAATTTCTCTGCTTTGTTTTTTATATCCAACAGGTAAGTTTAAATCTCTTCTAACTTGTAGTGTATATTTATATCCAACTAAACTATCTATATTTAGTTTTTTACAAATTTCATGTAAAGGATAATTTTTCATTTTTTCAAATTTATATACTGCAAACTGCTTTAATTCTTCTGGCATTAAAGATAATTGTTTTTGATAAATGCTTGAAAAACTTAGTTTTTTGAAGTCTGTCATGTCCTTCACTTTTTTTTATTGACGGAGTTGACGGAGTTGATTTCTAATATAGTTTAAGTTTTTACCACTCTTCTGCTGTCATCATGAAAGCCTATTTAATACTTTCCAATTTAAATGACCTGAATATTTTGCATACACTCGCATTTGATTAAGAACATATTCTTTATTTAATTCTTTATCCGTTAGGTGCATTTGATTGCCAAACCTTAACTTTTCAAAATCATTCTTAATATCTTCAAAACGTTGCCAAAGTTCTTCTGTCATTTAACAATCCCATTTTCTTAATGCCTTGTTAATTCTGCTGTTTGGATCATTTGCTGTTTTTTTTGAAGTTAACTTTTTCTTCATTCCTCCCATTCTAGCACAAAATGATTTTCTGCGTTTGGCTGCCTTTGGCGATTTTTTTGCTTGTTTTGCACTTACAGGGGGTTTTAGATTTGACCCAGTTGTTCTATTAATAAATTTACGACCTGCTGCACTTAAGCCACCACTTGGATTTTTATGCTTTTTTCTTAATGCCACTTTTTTTCTTACCTTTTTTTAACAAATCTGCATCTGCTTTTCTTGCACCACCTTTACCTGTGGCAAAACTTCTAACTCTACCCATTGCCCATTGTTGAGGTGTAGTTCCTGCCCTACTACCTCCTCCATAGTAGGCTCCCATGCCTCTTGAATAAACTTTATTTAATGTACTTGTTGGAATGTTGTATTTTTTACTGTAAAAAGATATGCTTTTTGCTTTTGTTGGTTTACCCTTTGAACCTTTTTTTGTAGTTTTTGGTGGCACTTTGACTCCTTTTTTTTGCTATACGGTTCATGTCTGCTTTTGTTAATTTGCCCTCTTTATACTTTTTTGCCGTGCTTTTTAACTCTGCTAACGATTTTTTTTTATTCTTTGCACCTTGCAAATAAACTTTAGGTACTCCTCTAGTTTTAGGTACTTTTGCGAACTTTCTTGCCACTTTTTTCACCATTTAATTTAGGACCATACTCAACCTTTTTATCAATTGCCCTGCCTTGCTTGGGTTTAGGTCTATTAATAAATTCTTGCATTGATTCAACTTCTTTTCTTTTTAGCATTTGTTTTTCCAGCGTAGATATTATTGAAAGTATATTCTGCATCTAAATAACTATAATCCTCTTCAGCGCAATGTATGTGCTGACTTGGTCTGAAATCAGGCGCACCCTCTCCTAAATTCCAAAAAGCCGCAGAAGAAACGCGCACTCTATTATTAGGCAAGGCCACTAAATTTCCTTGCCAAACCCCCTCGCTCAAAACCAACAAATGGCTTTGTTTGTGCTGGCTCGGATCGTCAGCTACTTCAGAATCCGAGTAGTCTACGGTCATTATATATTTTGCTTTGAAAAATTTACCATCGATTTTTGCTAACCAAGGAGATGGCTTTGCTCTTGGAATTTCAAAAACCGAATGAGTTCTTGAACTGCAATCCCAAGGCTGCACTAAGTGGGCTTTCATACGGTCTGGAAACGTTTCTAACTTTAAAACATCGCCTACAAGAGCTTGGATAGGCATTCTTGCCCACATTGCTCCCCCGAAAACATTGGGTTTTTTGCTGCCATCGACCTCAAATCCTGTGAAAATTATTTGAAAACTTAATGATCTATCAGGAATACAAGTAACTGCTGTGGCTAATCCATGTATAAATTCGCCAGTATATTTTTCGTGATTATGAGTAAATTCTTTGCGCACCCAAACCTTAAAGTAAGGAATTGGCGAGGTGATGTAGCCCAAAAGATTTAAGCTCTGCGTTTTTTAGGCTTTTTCATTGCCCTTAGTTTTGCCATTCTCTTTGCCATCGATGGCTTCGCCATAGCACTTGCCTTTTTGTTCATCGAGCCACCTTTTTTCATGCCGGCCATATAGTTTTCTCCCAAAAAAAACCCAGCAAAAGGCTGGGCTGAAGGTGTAAAGGAAAGATTATTTGCGTTGATGCAATAATCCACTTCTAATTTTAAAGACTTTTTTTAGAAATTGCAACACTATTTTATGTTTTTTTCCTCGCCAACTTGGACATCAGATCCGCGTTTATTGACTTTACCAATTTTTTTTCTAGTTGTAAGTTCTCCACCCTCAAAATTTCCAAATTATTAAACAAAACTTTAATGATCTCCTCTTGTTGTCTCACCTTTGAAGCCAAAGCTAAAAAATCTTCCCAACTTACTGGCAAAGTTAAATCTTCTTTTTCTTCTTTCATAAATTACTCTCCCTTGCATTACTTAGTGTTTATATATTTACTATACTTTAAGTATAATTTTATGTAAATAAAAATATAAATAAATATATTTATATATTTACTTTATTATAAATTTAAAGTATTATAAAGTTATGAATGCTAAAAAAAGTCGAGTGTTATTTAGCATTTTAATTATTTAAAGGAGTTTAGGAATTTTGAAAAAAAAGATAAAAAAATTCTTAAAAAAAGAACTGCCAAAATATCTAAATTATAGTTCTGCTAACTTTTTTTC